TGTCATCGTTATCATTGCCAGGGTGAATGTAAATGTATTCAAACCCTTCTACGTCTTGCAATTCTAACATGCCATGGTGCCAAGGATATTTGGTATATTTGGCATTCATGCCACCGCATTTGTTGTATTCAACCTTGTAGCGCCCAGCAGGGATGCGGGTTTCGCCTGATACCTTTTTAAACCGGCGCTCATCCTCAACTGTAAATGAGAATAAATATCGGCTAACGCCATCTCCTATATATAGCGCGCCTAGTGTTGAGTCATTATCTCCACCTATTCGCTTTAAATGTAGTTCCATGTCACATCCTTACCCACTTGGTACTGTTTACCGATTGTTTAATGTATAATCAAGGTTACAATATACACTAATTTTTAAGGCATGTTTGATGGAACCCGAACACGTAACGCGCAGAGAGTTTGATAATCATTTGATTTTAATACACGAAAGCATAAGACAAAGTAATGAACGGACAGACTTGCATTTTACGAAAGTTGTGGATGAAGTCAGCCTAATGCGCAAATCGCAAGAAAAGATGCTTGACAAGATCGATAAAACGCTTGAGCAAGTTGTGCCAAGGGTTACTGACTTGGAGAAAAACCAAGCCACTAACAACGCGTACTGGAAGGTCGCCGGTGCTGCGATTGTCGTGCTGTTTTCCGCCGTTGTAGGACTTGGCTTTGACCGTCTAACCAGCGAGCCACAACATACCCAACGCCCGCCACAAGCAGCCCAAGCAGGAATACGCCTATAAAGGCGTATCCTAGGTAGCGCAGGGCTAGTACCATTTACCTGTGGCTATCACATTAACAAGCGCAGTATCACCTGGCGAAAAAGAAGAAGAGCCATAAATGGCAATTTCGTAGCTATTAATGCTTGCGACCCTTGAGTCTGGGGATTGACCAAGAGAGCCACTTGCATCTCCGCTATCTGTTCGACGACTTGCTACAACCACCCAATCAGTATCTACGGCTTCAATCGGCAATGTAAATGCACTCAATAGTCGGGCAGATGAATTGTACATGACTGTTGCTAGATTCCTATTGACGGAAAAATTTCCATCTTCCCATCGCGTCCACTCCCCGTTTGCATTGCTACCACTCTCAATCTTACGACTAACCACAAAATTCGCCCCGTCATACTCGCATTCTGTAATCACATCCGTACGAATAAAGCCAGCAGGTAATGCAACACCCGTAGGAGTAACACAGCTAATCGTAGAGCCACCATCGACTGTTATAGTGGTCGCGCCAGTGTTGGCAGTAGTCGCCTTAAATCGGAACTTCATGCCAGCGATAAGCGTGCCACCTGCCTTTAGGTTTGCACTTGTCAGCGTGATAGCGTTAGCCGTGCCGCCATAGGTGAAGTAATCGCCTAATTGAGCGCCTCGCCATGCGTAGTCGCTTAGCATGACCTTGTCGCTTGTGGTATCCGCGCTGGATGCTTGTACTATTTTTGAGGCTGCGTTCTCTGGCGTTGTGAAATTGGCGTTGATAATCTCACCGCCCTCTCGCAATCCGTCGCCGTTGCCATCACCTGCTGCCGCGCCTAGTTGTATTTCGTTAATTGCCATTTTGGCTCCTTAAACTGTGTATGAGATGGAGAATGATCCAGTAGAGGTTTTTGCAATTGGATTGCCATTCACATCGGTATAAAAAAAGCTAACCTTGCCACCAGATTGAACTAGTATTGACCTAGAATCCCCAAAAGAATTGTAATAACAGTTAAAAGCAGTTTGCTGAGGTCTAAGTCCAGCAGGTATAAATCCAGTCGTGCTGTCCGGCGATTGATTAGACGCATGAGAAAACCCAGATCCGGAGGTGTTTGAGATTGTAACCGTATTGCCTGCTTTTGATATTTTAAGCCCGCCAGAAATCAAGTCACCGCTTGGGGCGTTTACCACCTCTGTGGAGAATAGTCCGTCTAATGCATCTGATACTACGGATATAGCATCATCAACCTCACTCTCACTATAAACGTCTAGTACCTGCCTGGCCAGACTAGGGTCGGTAATGCCAGAAAGATTGCCAGATTTGCTTAGGTAATCATTTGAGAGGTCATCTAGGCTTGGCACATTTAAAGCAACACGAGCACCTGCAGCAGTACTGGCCCCAGTGCCGCCGCCTGAGATGCCAATAGGCGAATTCACAAACGCAGAACCGTCCCATTTCTGCATGCGCCCGTCAAGGAATTGCACAGTACCCGTTGGCAGGCTACCTGGCACTGCATTGCCGTATGACATGGTACTAACGACTTGGAACTGCTCACGAATGGACGCAAGCACATTGATATAGGACGGGTCATCTACAGTTGGTTTATTAAAATCAGCAGCCATCAAACACCCCTCGCATTCCAAGACACTTCGCCGCTAGATAGCTCGTTGCCGTTTTCATCGAATAGATACACATCAAACCCAGTTGGGTTTGGGGTATCAACAAAATCATATATTGCATTTCTAAAGGTCGTCCCATTAGCTGATACTGTTAGCGACTGAATGTCGACAAAAGGCACGTTTAATGTCACCGGTGTGCCGCCTGTTTGCGTGACGTTTACACGCCCTGCGTCAGTCTTCAATTTAACGTCAAGTCTAACACGAAGGGCATTTATACGCAGAAGGTCAAGCTCGGACTGGCTGCTGATCTCAACACGAACGCGAACATAACGGAAATTAACGCCGATAGCTTCTAGTCCAGTGTTCTCTGTCCAGCTAATCCCATCAGCTGAGTACGCGATTTTATACGTGGCCATTGGTGCGCCTGACAATATCTCAACGTCTGGCGTCAGCTGAATGCGTGACAATGACAACGCCCCTTGATAATCCTTGATAATCTCAACACTAGCCGTGGCCGGTGTTGGTTGAAGGTATCCGTTAAAGCCGTTAGCAATGGCAAGCTGCCTGATGGACTGATGACCATCGTCTAGCGTTGTGGTATTGCTATCCCATGTCGTTGTGTTCCTATCCCATGTTAGAGGCTTGACGTACCCTGGTAGCTTCTCGAAGTGTTCCGCCCACGTCTCAGTGTCATTAGCTGGGCCTACAAAAACGGTCTTATTGCTTTCGTCCCACGTTACTGAGTTGTCATCCCATGTCGTGCTATTGGAATCCCATGTAACGCCCTTGGCAATCGTGCGAGCCATATTGACCACTGTGGCGGTGTCAAGTATCAGGTTAGCATCGGACTGCAGAACAAAATCAGGCGGCTGGTCAACATTTGCGGTGACACTGGCAGGCTCGCCCGCATTGCCGTTCACGTCAATACCGCGCACCCAGTATGTATACGTGCCTTTCTGTGTTTCCTGTACCTGCTTACCCGTGCCTGTCACCTCGTACACAAGCGAGCTAGACTCGAACGTATCACCACGGCGCACCTCGTACTTGGCAATACTGAATGAGGTTGTTGCGTTAACCCAGCGCAATGCGCTGTTATTGTCGACCACTTCTGCACTTAATGGAGCTGGAGACTTAGGCGCCAAGATAGTGATCTGAGCCTCGCTGGCATTGGCTGAGTAGTTGCCACTGGTATCAATTGCCTTAATGAATACTCGCTCTGTACCGGTCGGACGGGTTTCCCAGTTCCATGAGATTGCTGTCAGCTTCTGCAGCACTGTGCCGGTATCCCATGACAGGCCAACTCGTACCTCATACAGTTCGGCGTCAAGGTCTGGTATTTCGTCCCAGCTTAGCTCAATACTAAACGGGCGAACGGTGCCCTTGAACCCGGTAACATCACTTGGCGGTGCTTGTTTGCCGAATATTGGTTTTGATAGAGTAGTCCATGGCGATGATGCGCCGATAGAATTAACGCCACGAACACGGAATACCCAGCTTCCCACTTGCAAATCATCAAACTTGAATGCAGTGCCACGGATAAACGAGCTAAGCGAACGGTATTCGCCGCCCTCGTATGAGCCTTCTAGCTCGAATCGTTGCGCTGATACATCTTCGCTAACCCATGAGAATGACGCCCGGGCTTTGATTGCTGCCTGTGTGTTAGCTTGGTAAAGTGACTCTTCCATTGTGAACTGAGTAGGCTTGCCAACAACGTTCGGATTGGGTAGCTCAAGAAACGGAGGCACAACCGTGGCCAGTGCGTCTCCCTCTTCCCATGAATAAATGGCTGGGTCGTCTTCTCGTAGTGTTAGATTTACACCATCTTGCGGGCTAATCTTGCGGGCGATAACGCGGAATACTTTTTCTTCCCATCCGAACGCAGAATAGTTTAACTTAATGCGGGTGCCAACGGTGTATTGAAGCAAGCGATAGCGCCCGTTAAATGATACCGATATACCACGGCGTGATTGCTCCAATGCTATCTTTGATAGGCGGCGACACTGAGTGCCACTATTCACGAGCTGGTAATCAATCGACTGCTGCAGAACCTCTCTGTCTTCTGTTTCCCATGTTGGCGTTTGTATTGACGGGTATTCTACTTGCTCGTAATTGGTTGCAGCGTCAATGTAAGTGCCAACGACGGTATTGATTTTGTCTTGCTTGCCGTTACCGGTGGAAATGGATATGTCACCAATTATGTCGGATTCGGTTATAACTGCATCGTTTTCTGGCGCCGTATAAACAGAAGGCACGGCGCTATAAATACCAGCCTCACGGGCAAGGTAAATACCGGAATTAACCGCCATCTTTGTGAGAGATTGAAGCTTAGAGCCTGTGCGCACAAGTGTGCCGTTTAATGTGAATCTAGGCTCTGTGCCACCATTGGCAGCTGCGACTTGCTGATCGGCTATATCGGCAGCGTCAGCCCACGATTGCATATTGATCAATGAATCATCAATACCACGCTCGACACGCAAGAAGTCAAGCATACATAAGGCCGCGTTGTCAGTGTATCCGCTTTGGCCTGTGCGAGGGTCGTAAATGGTGTTCTTGCCTTTTACTGTGGCTGTGATAGCTGGTACGCCGCTGAAGACCTCTTGGTCATATCTTAAACGGATATAAACATAGGATATGTTTTCGTACAGGTACTCGGTATTGCCTCGCGCATTCAAGTAAGTATTTAGAAAAGAGTTGACGCCTCCTTGAGGCTGCTTGTATATGTTTATAAAGCCGCTAAACTTTGGGTCGCTTGATATGGTGTCATTTATATATATGTCGCCAATATCCTCGCAGCTATGCCCAGCAAACGCAATAACTAACTGTAGAAACCGCTGGTCTTCACCCACCGACTCCATGTAAATCTGCTGGCCACCTACACGCGCCTCGCCATAAATTATGCGCCTAGGATTAGTTGGGCCGCGAGAGTTTACCTTGCGGTCTGAGTAATCAATATCAGGCTGCAATGCCCTGATTAACTCATTACCTATAGCCTCAAAGACATCATTGCCAAGCGCTACAAATGGGTTTATTAG